AGTTGATAACGTTTCTATACCACTTATTTCCTTATCTTTCAAAAAATCATTTAAATTGTTCAATTCTACTATTTGAGCTTTCATAAAATACTCCTAAGTTAAAGTTTTAATATAATCTTCGTAATTTTGCCAATCTGTCATAATTTTCATTAATTTATTCCTTGTAAAGAATGACATTAATTTCATACTATCTATATTAGTTATCTTATAATCATTGTATGTATTTATTATATTATCTTCAATATATTTGGGAATATAATTAAAATCTATTAATATCTGATTTCTTTTATAATTTTCTAATATTTGCTCATTACCTTCAGCATACAAATAGTCTTCCAATCCTCTTTTTAAGATAGCTTCAGCAGTAGCAGGACCAACCTGAGCCTTAACATTTGGAATTCCATCACCAGGATCTCCTATTAGTAACTTCACAGATAACTCTTTACTTGGATTTATACATTTCACGACTTTACTTAATATAGGATCATATTGCTGAATATTCTGGTTATCTATCAATTGATGAAAGTCTTTATCAGTGGATACTATGACAATTTTATCTTTAAGGAATATCTTCTTTGTTAAAATGGCTATAACGTCATCTGCTTCACATTTATCTATTTGTATAATATATATGTTTTCAAATGTTTTTTTCAAATCACTTATTATTTCATTAAATACAGGGAAAAAACTTTCAAAATCAATTACATTTTTAGCTCTGGCTTTTTTCCTTGTTGATTTATATAAACTATAAACATCATAACGCCAACTATTTTTTACATCAAATGTTAAAATAATCTTTTTAGGAGAAAACGTTTTCACTGTCTTCAAAAAAGAACTCATAAATAAATGTTTCCAAAACGCAAATCCACCGGCTACATTATCTTCAGGATGTTGAAAAATGGCTGAATGTAAAGTTCGATAAGCCATATTATGACCATCAACTAATAATACAGGTTTATCATTAGCATATTCAACTCGATCTTCTTCGGGAAACAAATCACTTAAACTATTTTTAAACATTTTCAAGTCCTTTGATAAATTCTTTTAAGGATTTAACTACAAATTTATATTTTTTTGGTTTATTGGTTTTCTTAGTTAATAAAGCTTTTTGAGGAACGAATGTTTTAGCAAATAAACAAGATTCATTACCTATTGGTATAATTTTTTGAACAAATATTTTATATTTATCATAAACCCATTTACCGTTTATAATGGAAAGCCTTGTCATATTTTGAAAGTCAAAATTAGGTTTTATTTCAATAATAGATTCTGCATTAGTACCATCTGAATTTATATTACTTACGAAAGGAGTACTTTCTAATTTATGCTCTTCATCAAATATATCATGATAGAATATCCTATAAGCTTTCATATTCCAATGAATATGAAAATCTGGTGAATATACATGTTCTTGTAATAAAGCTGATGACATTTTAATCGATCTTTTGTTGGTTTTTTTCAACCAATTATACTTTACTTGTTCTGATAAAATAAACTTATCTTCATGGAAAGTAAATTTATCAATATACCCATTTTCTTGAAGTTCTTCTAAATACAAATAAAACAATCTTTCTTCTTCTGAATCAAACTTCAATTCATTTTCCATATTTGTTTTTCCTATATAAAGTATATTTTATCATATATCGAGTTAGTAAAATACTTCTGAAGTTCGTCGAAACAATATTCAGACTTATTTAAATAAATACACACATCATTAATATCCCATTTTTCGCGCTTAGGCAATTTAAAATCGTTAATAAACCATTTCCAACAAAAAACATATTCACCAGATATCAATAATTCTATTTTCTTCTTTTGAGTATCAGGAGTTGAATCATTATCTATAAGAAAATATTTATTAGGAAAATCTTTAAGTCTATTATCTTGTAATTTAACTCCTGTCATCGCTATAGAGTTCTTAACAAACTCAGAATCAATAGGACCCTCAAGAATTATAATAGGCTTACTTTTATCAACTGTATAATAATGATAAATGTTATTATGATTACCTTTGCGAGAAAGATATTTTGGAATCATATAATCATAAAGCGATCTACCTTGAAAGTAATATATCTTATTTTTATCATCAAAGAACGGTATTATAAGTCTATTTTTATAGACTCCATCAACTGCAACAAACCATTTTTTCCAAACTGTTTCAGGAATCATTCTTGAAACACATAAATTTATTGCTTTTTCAAAAAGTTCAGTAGATCCTTTAGTAATCGGTACAAAAAATTTAGTATTTTCTTTTTCTTCAATATTAATTTCAGATTTCGGTTTAATAACAGGATTTTTAACTTGTTTCTGAACTGTCTTATTCGGTCTTAAAATTTCTTTAATATAATCTCTAAAATAGACGGGATAATATTCTTTCATCCATACAGTCACAGGAGCTTTATAAAAACAATTGTGACAAAAAAACATCCACGGCTTTCGACTCATTATTATATAACCGCGTTTTTTACTTTTAGACTTTTTCGAATCCCCGCAAATCGGACATCTAAAGTTATAATAATCATTATGCGATATCACACTACTGAAAGTACTTAATATCATTTCTATATATCTTTTAAGAGAAGAATCATTATCAAGTATTTTCGAATAATTCATAATAAACCTTTAAATGAAACGAGACCGTTGCAGTCCCGTTTCATGTTTAAAACATCAAATAATTATTTCTCTGTTTCGTCTTGTAACGAAGTGAAAAAATCATCATCCGATTCAGGTTTATCAGGAGCAGTAACAGTAGGAGCACTATTCTGCTGTTTAGGAGCAGGATTAGGATTAACAGGAGCCTGAGGTTGACTTGTCTGACCAACTACTTTAACAAATTTCGTTTCAAGATCTTGATAAGATTTGAAATTACTATCACTAATGTAGTTTTTCAAAGGATAAAGTTTTTTATGAATATCCTCAATTTTAGCTTCATCTCCTACAGGAGTTGGAGTATCAACAAATCGAGCACTATCATAATTCGGCATATCAATTTTATCAACCTTTTTCTTTTCAATAATAAGCTTGAAATTTGCCCCTTCATACCAATCAAATATCATAATAGGTTTATCAAGTGCATCATCACCTGGATTCATTTTCTTCATAATCTTCTCATAAATCTTAATTCCATACTTAAAAAGAAAGACTTTACCTTCATTTTCAGGATGAACTTTATCAGTAATAACAAGAATATTTGAATAATATGAAAGTTTCCTTTTTCTATTTCTGGCAGTTGTCTCATCGCCAGCTTCCCAAAGAACTCCATTAGCTTTACATACTGGGCATTCTTTTTTCAAAGTAGTTGGACAATGTTCAATAAACCATCCTCCTGCATTTTTAAAAGAATGACTATAAACACTCACAAAAGGAACATCTGTATCAGGTGAAGGCAAAAAACGGATTTCAGCCTGAGCAACTCCACTATCCGAAAACTGGGGAGTATAAATTCTTTCATCTTTAAAAGAATTCTTAGCTGGAGTCGATTGTTCCTTTATCTTATTCATCACATTACCCCAGTCGACTTTGAACTTCTGTTTCGTAGGCATTACCTACCTCCTATTGAATTAGTTTTGATTTTTAGTATATTATTTATTTTTAATGAAATTCTTTCGAATCTCCTTAACTCATCATTTAATATAACATCTTCTTTACGGTTTGTCAAGATATTTTTACAATAATTAATATAAAAATAAGGCGAAATTAGTGATTTTTTAGTCAACGAAAATATAATATTATACCCATCTTCCTTAATCTCAAAATAATCTAAAATATCCTTAAATTTTATCTCTTCATTAATCCTCTTAATTATATCTTTATCTTCTTTTAACTGGCTTAAAGTAAACGTTTTCACACACTTTAATACATTATCCAACTTGATGTCCCATAACAAAACTTTATCCTTAAACAAATAACTATATAACATATAAATGGCTATATCATAGAAAGTATAATAACTAATAGCTACATCGTTAAATATTCTTTTACTTTGTTGAACATAATACCCTTTAGATCTACGATATTGAATAGTTTGCCCTTTAGAACATTCTAAAATATCAATATCTTCAGTTCCTTCAATGAACTTTTCAACATTTTTAATAATGGCAAAAACTTGAGCGGACGAATTACAATTTACTATTTGCATATTTATCGTAATATTTGCTTCAAATTGTTTTCTTCTATTGCTATTTTATATATAACAGATAATTCTTTTTTGATGATAAACTTAGTCTCTCCATCCAATATAGCCAATATCTTTCTTAACTTCGTAAAGTCTTCCTCAAAATAAACTACCATTTTACATATATCCAAATTCAAATCCTGCTTGGCATTCCTTAATATAATATTAAAACGGTTTTGTTCAATTAAACTAGCCTTCTTACCATCAAATACATTTTTCAAAAAGTTAAAATCATATCCCTTTTTATCCAACCATTCAAAAAATTCCCTTTTCATGATATTGTCAATTAACTCATTTTCATTAGCCTTATCAGCTATTTTATCATAACACGTTAGTTCAATAGTATTTTTAGACATTTTATTCCCATCCGACAACTTTGTTGAATTTATCCTTGTTGTCTTTGTTTATAATATTTTTGGTTTCTTGAACCGCATCTTTTATTTTATCAGTCTTTTCTTTTTCTGTCTTTGATATCGAACCTGAACGTGCCGTTTCTACTAAAGTACTATTCGGATCTTCAAATACCCTCATCTTATAATAATCAACATTAACAGTTATCTTAACTTTGTTAATACCATATCTGTTTTTCAATATTAACCAATTAAACTTACCTTGTTCTCGCAACTCAGGAGTCTGTACAATACCGATAACAATATCGGCTGTTGAAACTATTCCTATTGAATCTGAAACGTCTGCTAAATCTATTTCAGCTGAAGAAAATGACTGCCTTCCAGACTGCACAGCAGAGATAATAGGCAATTTGAAGTCAACAGCTAACCCTCGAACTTCCTCGGATATTCTTTTAACTTCTAAATAACTATTGTCAGACTTGTTATTATGAACTGCATTCATAATGCCAAGATAATCTATGAAAATAATATCCGGCTTAAACTTCTTACGAACCTCTAAATCCTTTAATAAATTTCTAATATCATTAGAATTAATAGATTTAGGAGCATACTCCTTAATAAATATCTTCCTTTTCATCTCTTTGGTATACTTTTCAAACTTCGCATGAAATTGATCTTTAGTTATATATTTCAAATCTGTTAAACTCATATCAAATAAATTAGTCATGATTCTTTCTGATATTTTTTCCTCAGACATTTCACACGTAATATACAAAACATTTTTGTTATTTAATATACAATCTACTCCTAAAGAAGTCATAATCAAAGACTTACCCAAATTGGTTTCAGCCATAAAAAGGGTTAAAGATTTAGTATGAAATCCACCTTCAATAGATTGATT